CTATGCCGCCACTTTGTCGCCACTTGGCATAGTTGCTAGCGGATTGAATTGCAGGGCGGTTTCGAGGTGCTCCGGCGCAAGGTGAGCATAGCGCATTGTCATCTTGATATCATGGTGGCCTAGGATGCGCTGCAACACCAGAATGTTACCGCCAGACATCATAAAGTGTGCTGCAAAGGTATGGCGTAACACGTGGGTTAGTTGGCCTTTGGGCAACTGAATGTTGGTGTTTTCGAGCGCCGCCATAAAGCGGAAATAGCACTCGCTGAACAGTCGGCTATCACCCCGTGTTATCAACTTATCATACAGTGCTTTGCTGATCGGAACGCTGCGGTTCTTTTTGCCTTTGGTACGGATGAACGTGATTTTATGAGGCGTTATCTGTGACCGGGTTAGGTTTTCCGCTTCTCGCCAGCGTGCGCCGGTACTGAGACACACTTCAACCACAAGCGGCAAATCAGAATCTCCCCTGCTGCATGACGCTAACAGCTCTGTGATTTGTGCGTGAGTCAGCCACGCCATTTCTTTCTCTGCTACTGTGAATTTGCGCATGTTCTCCAACGGATTAGGCTGGTTCCATTCGCCAAGCCGGGCCAGCTCGCTGAACATACCGCTTAGGTAGCTCTGTTCAAGATTGACGGTGACAGGTTCTGCGCCGTTCTTCCACTTCTCAGAAAAGTAGATTTCTCCGGACAAACGCTTATCACGATAATGCGCGAAGTCTTTTGCGGTGAAAGTGGTAGCAGGGGGATCGCCCAGGGCTTCAATCACAAGGCATAGTTTTTTGTAGGTACGTTCGCCAGCAGTGAGGGATTGACCGTGCAGGTTGTACCAAAGCTTGGCAATCTCGCTTAGCTTACGGCGGTCAATTACCTCGCCTAACCACGGCTTATTGTCCACCTGTTCCATAGTGAAGCGCTCAAACGCCAAGGCTTCACCTTTGGTTGCGAACTGCTTACGTACCCTGCGGCCTTCTCGGCCAGCAGGGTAGCACTCACATAACCACTTACCGGATGATTGTTTTCGTATAGCCATGTAGCCTCCTTCAAGATGCGCTACATTTAACTGTATATAAAAACAGTGGTCAATGTTTTGTTAATGATTAACATACATCCAATATTTCTATTTTTTTAGTTGAAGCACTTCAATCGAATGAGCGACGACTTGACATAAACTATCAGGAGCGTGAAATGCAGTTCTGAAGAGGCCGCCAACTAGGTCATCCCATATCTTCTTTTGTTCGTCATTTGGTTTTGTAAAGTATTGACTTGGCTTAGTGCTCTCATTAAGTAATGCGTAAAAAGCTATGGTTAAATATCCAGGGTATTTGTCTGGGTTATAATTAAACTCTTTTATGTTAAGAGTTTCTGCTATTCTATCTATATCAATGTTCCCTATAGATAAATCTATGGCTAACTCTTTATTAAAACAATAGAAGTATATTCCTATTATCCAAAACATTGTGTACCCAAAGTAAGTTCTATCTGTTATTTTATCAGGTGAGATATTTTGGTGGATATCAATGTATCGTGCGAAAGTTTCGACTTCCCTTAATGATAACATCCCGCTATCTATTATTGATTTTATAAATTTACCAGCTTCTCCATTGACAACTTTAAGTGATGGTGAGTTGTTTGTTATATTGTCCCAGTGCATTGTTGATGTGTATGTGCTGGTGTAATTGTCTGGTTTTAAGTAATTAGGTAATGTGAATGTGAAACGGATAAATTTGTCTAAATAACGCTTGGCATCAACTGATTGGCCATATAAGTGATTAATCGATGCTTCTAACTGCTGTGTGTTTGTAATTAATACAAAATGAACATTTTCAACGTCAAAAACATGTTTTATATTTTCTAGAATAGAAATGGAGAAACTCGGTTTACATCTATCCAATTCATCAATGAAAATGATTATTGGATTGTCTTCTGATATTTCTTGTAAAGCGGATTTTAGTGTTCGTATGTTTTTATCTGATTCAATATGATCTTTTAAAAGTGACTCTACAGTGCTGTCTATAACAGCATTACTTGTTTCTTTTATTACTTCCTGAAATTCTTCATTTACATCATCTGCATTTTGCCTAAGAACCCACCCAGCACCTGCTTTTAACGTGGTTTTTAAACCAAACCGCAAAGCGGGTAATGCTTTTTGAATTAAAGATGCACCTTCTTTTTCAGGTAAAAGAGTAATTATTGCCGCGAGAACAGTTAAAATTGGAGAGTCTGTATGATCTTCATTGAAAGCGTCTATATACACCGTTTTATAGTTAGGATGACTTTCTTTTAATAAATTGATTAATTTATAACAAAATTCTGTTTTACCTGTCCCCCAACCGCCATTTATAATCATTGGGGATGTGTCAATATCAGATGCGATAAGTATCGCTATTTTCTCTGCTATACGCCTTCTTTGGAATTCATCACGAATATCAAAAGTTATATCGTTATTAAGCTTCAGCATTAAAATTACCCTCTCGTTAGTGAAGTGCTATTACTCTGGGATTTCACCTGACTCAATAAAGCAAATGAATTCATTTTCATCTAAAATGATAGCCCCGTTTTTTCTAGCTAACGAAAGTTTTGATGGGCCAGCATTATAACCATAGCATAGTAATTTAAGATTATTACTTACGGTTTTTCTAACTAAAATATTATTGTTTTTAGCTAGTGATTCAAGTTCCGCTCTTCTACTTTTTATGAAGCCAGTAAAGCAGATATCAAATATTTCTTTTGTTTCTTTTTTTAAAACAAAATCACCAGTTTCAATTCCTTCTTTAATTAGTGATTCACCATCTTTAATGGATTTTACGTACTTAACAACCCTGTCTTTTCTGAATGTTTTAAGCTTCCCAAACTCATCTTCTAGTAAGCTTTTTCCTTGTATATAATCCTCATTTTCTGAAATATCATTTATTGATTGAATTCGTACGATGTTTTTAGTGTTTACATATACAAAAATCACTACATCAGACATGATAATTCCTTTTATTTAGTACATGACATCCTAATTCGTTGAATGAATTTTATATCTTCTAATTGGCAGTCAAAGGAAAATTTACCACCTTCTATCCGTATTTTTCCGCCAGGGATGCGAATAACATCTCGGATACTTATTTTTCCTTCAATATCTACAACCCATGCTCCATCGATTATCTCATCGAATTGGCGATCGGCTATATAAGTACTATCTCCATCAAGAATCACTACAGGATCTATAAGGCCTTCAGGTAAAAATGCTTTATCAAACATGTATAAATTCGAGTCAAAGAGCCTCCCATCTACTAGCTTTTGTCGTGGCACCTGTACGAGATCTAGCAATTTAGAGTCTTCATACATAATACCTTCGCCTGTAATCAACCATCGAAGTGATACCCCTGTTTCAAGGGTGCATTGGATGACCCAATCTGATGGGAAAGAATCGCGCATATAGCGAGTAGCCAAGGTGCTTTTCGATACTCCTAATTGTTCGCAAAGAGCTTGGCGAGTGCTAAAGCCATAGGCTTCAACCATTCTCTCTATCGCGCCACGCCCACCTTTTACCAAATCCATAGATTTCACCATGTGAACTTTGTTGTTGACGATTTCGTTTGGTGATCTTATAGTTCACGTGATTTCAAAATGTGAACCACCACTATTCGTCACTGATAAACACTGCTAAACAGGGGATGTTGCACCATGCGACCTAACATTTCAATCACTCTGATCACACCTCACGTCACTATTGAGCGCTACAGCGAACTCACTGGTTTGGCTGAGGATACTATCAATGACATGTTGGCTGATGGGCGCTTGCCTCGTCATCGCCTGCGTAAAGACAAAAAGCGCGAAAAAGTCATGATCAACATCGCGCAGTTGACCGTTGACGCTCTCTCAAATTGTGACATTGCCGCTGCATAGTTCGATTTTGCGATAGGGGGAGGGAAACCGCTATGTTTGATTACCAAACGTCTAAACACTCAAGCCTTAGCAGCGCATGCCGTCGGTTTGCACAAGCCCACAATTTAGCTGAGCTTGCACCGATGCTTAATGTATCGCCGCAGGTGCTCCGCAATAAACTTAACCCGGAGCAACCGCACGAGCTGACACTTTCCCAACTGGTTACGCTCACTGCGATCACAGACGACGCAGCAATCCTTGATGGTCTGTTGGCGCAGCTTAATTGTTTGCCGGCAGTGCCAACCAACGAGGCGAAGCCCAACAGTTTACCCATACATACATTAAGCGCCACGGCGGCGATCGGCGCTATCGCCGGCGAAACCGCATCCACTGCGCCTATGACGCAATCCCGTAAAAACGCCATTCTCGACCGTGCCAACCAGGCAATCCGTGATTTGTCGCTGATCGTTGTATCGGTAGAAGCGCGTTTCCAATCTACGCCAGTGTTGGCCGCTGCTGTTGACGTGTTCAACACCTGCGCGCCTGCGTTCGGCATGAGCTGAGGTAACTACATGAAAGCTTTTGCGCAATACCTAAAACGACAATCACCGGCCCCGCAGTTGGCCGACTTTGGTCACGGTTGGATTGAACTGCCGAACGGCCAGCGCTGGCAGCCAAGCGCCAGCCGAGTGGTATTTTTAGGGGGTTCCGTTGCACCAGGTAAACAGGCCAAGCGCCGCCCCTGGTGGTTCCGTTTGATGGGGTTAAGGGGGCCAAATGGCAGATAACAACTATTGGCTGGCTAGGATCCGCGCCCAGGTCTGCCCCGACCATTCAGAGGCCGCAGATTTTTGGAACGCCTTAACACCGGAATGGCGCGGCGTTGTGATCCACGCTGCGGCGCTGGAAGGAAAGGAAGAGTTAAAAGCCAGCTTGTGTAACTGCCTCTGGCGCGAGCTGTTCGACCGTTTAACCCCGCAGGCAATCATGCAAATTCGTGCCGGCATTCAGAAGGCCCGAAACGTGTTCGGCGGGTTTGGTTCTTTGCGTGAGTCGGATTTTCAACGAAAGGGAACGCGCCGAAAGATTACCCCGCGTCACCCTATTGATAAGCAAGTGGAGATGGTGGCAGCGCCGCACATTCTCAGAATTATAGAGCAACAAAATAGCCTGCAAAACCAGGCTGAGGAACGGTAAAGATGAAAACCATCACAGTTGAGAAGCATGGGCTATTGGCTGATTTTGTCACCTGGGGCGTAGCGCCAAATTATGCCCGCTTTTTCCTGGGAAAGTGTCATGAGGCCAACGGCCAGATTGCATTGGAGCCATTTGTTTTTAATGACTCAATGCATTTGACCAACCCACACCAGTGGTTTGCGGCCAATACTGCATTTTGGTGCCGAGCTTACCGCGAAGCTGAGAGCAGCAAAGAGCAGGCTGAAACGCTGGCTTCCATTCGAGCCATATTCTTTGTGGCCGGTTTGTTGGGGCAGGGCAGCATTACCGCGTTGATCCTCCAGTGGTGGCGGGCAACGTTTGAGTTGCACGGCCTGCCGGCACCTAACATTTCCGGCGCTGCAAAATCGCAATCTAACCGCATTCACTAACCCCCAATTGACTAAAACCCCACGGCTTCCACCTGGTAGCCGGGGGATTCTTTTTGCCTAAATCGGAGAAAACACCATGCCAACTATCGGCCAAGACGTTAGCAACCGTGCCGCCGCAGCATCATTTGAGAACGCGCTTAACCTGGCGAGACGTGAAGCCCAGGCAGATGCCGCCGTTAAATTTTCCAGCCATTTAGACCGTATGGCCACCGCTGTGGCCAACCAGGAATTATCCGCCCTGGAGATTGTGGAGTTACTGCGCCAGGACGCCGAGAAATGGAAAAACGAGGGTTTGGCATGTCCTGGGTACTGTTGATCGGCGGCTTTTGTGCAGTCTGGGTGTGGATGGGGCGTGCGGCGGACAAAGCAGCGGCGCAGCGCCCTGAAAATCAAAATTACGATTAGGTGATGCGATGAGAAAGCATGATTTAAAAATTCGTCCTGAGTATTTCGCGGCAGTGGTAAATGGTCAGAAAAAGGCCGAGTTTCGTCTCAATGATAGAGGTTACTCTGTCGGCGATCTCCTTTGCTTACATGAGTTTGGGCAACATCCAGAGTTTGACCACTTGGAAGGGTTCCTTGGTAATCACATCTGGGTGCGCATTACTCACATTACTAACCTGGGGGAATGGCTTTCGGGGTATGTGATGCTGAGCTTTGAGCGGGAGCTGTTCTCATGCTGAATCCGGTCGCATCTGCTACCGAATGGGCGTTCTCATGGAACGCCCCACGCCCGGCGATCGCCAGCCCATTTCCGACTTATGACGAAATTCACCAAAGGGATAGGGAAAACGAGGCGTTAGCGCGTGCCCAGGCATTGCTGCAAAAGCAGCCGGCTATTGTTCGTCTGGATGTGACGCGCCGTGCCAATCAGCTTGAGAAAGAACAGGGCATTCAGCGCGCTAATGCATTTTTGGCCAAAACCTTTATCGAGCGCATTTTGCCGCGCGTTAACCTGGTTTCAGCCCGCTATCACATCCCTGAAATGACCGCCGACACCGCCCAACTGATGTGGCGGTTCAATAGCTTGCCGGATATGGCTCGCTCAGATGTTGAATTGTTGGCGCAGGATATTGCCAGCTTTATCTGCCTTGAGCTGGGCACAATTAGCCAGGAAATGGCGGATTGTGGCGATCTCAAGGTAGCGCACGCGCTGTTTGTTCGTGCGGGTACCATTACCCAGGCATTCCGCCAGAACGCACCCCATTGGGAAAAATTGATTAACCGCTTTTTCTGTGAAGATGAGGCGGTTTCTGCCGTGTCTCGCATGATGTCCGATAAGTGGTGGCTGGGCCGCCTGCGCCGCCATGCTGGCGAATGGCGCGAACACCTACAGATTGCGTTGAACAACGTCAGCAAGCGCGCCAGCACCTACGCCAGCAGAATGGCCATTCTCGAATGGAAGGAACAAAAGCGCCGCACGCGTGAGTTTCTTAAGTCGATGGAACTGGAAGATGAAGACGGTAATCGCATCAGCCTGATTGACAAGTATTGGGGCAGCGTGGCCAACCCGGCTATTCGCCGAACTGAAATGATGGTGCGTATCCGTGGCTTTGAAAATATTTGCAATGGCCTGGGCTATATGGCGGAGTTTTACACGTTAACGGCCCCTTCCAAATTCCACGCCACCACGATCCACGGCCACCGCAACCGTAAGTGGAACGGCAGCAGCCCGGCAGACACCCAGCGATATTTACGCCGCGTGTGGGAAAAAGTGCGTGCCAAGCTGCACCGCGAAGATCTGCGCATTTTTGGCATCCGCGTGGCTGAGCCGCACCACGATGGCACCCCCCATTGGCACATGCTGTTTTTCATGCGTCCAGACCAGGCCGACCAGGTGCGCGAAATCCTGCGGGATTACGCCTTTGATGAAGATAGCGCCGAGCTGGGCACAGCAAAAGCCCGTAAGGCCAGATTCCACGCGGAAGCCATCGACCCAGAAAAAGGCTCCGCCACCGGCTACGTGGCCAAGTACATTTCCAAAAATATTGACGGGTACGCCCTGGACGATGAGCTAGACGACGAAAGCGGCAAGCCGATGAAAGAAGCGGCTGCCGCAGCTGCTGCCTGGTCAGCGCGCTGGCGCATCCGTCAGTTTCAATTTGTTGGTGGTGCGCCGGTGACGGTTTATCGCGAACTGCGCCGCATGGCCGATCACGATACGGCGATGGGGTTAAGCGTGGAATTTGCAGCGGTGCATGATGCGGCCGACGTGGGTGATTGGGCAGGATATATCAACGCCCAGGGCGGGCCATTCGTCCGCCGGGATGAATTGGTTGCCCGTACCTGGTACGAGGTCAGCGAGGACGTAAATCCATTTGGGGAGGAGGTGATCAGGGTTAAGGGGGTGTTTTCCCCGTCAGTGGGTATGGATACACCTATTTTAACGCGTTTGACGCAGTGGAAGATTGTGCCGAAGTTGGCCGCCGATAAGGCGGCTGGGGTTAGCGACGCGAACGCGTCGCCTAGGAGTTCTGTCAATAACTGTACGCCAGAGGATTGGCGACGATTATCGAGGGAGTTACAGCGGCGTGGTTTTGTCGGCGATCAGTTTGAAATGGATATATTGGCCAGGGGCAGCGCCCTGCGGATATACGGCGATCGGGTGTTAAAAATGCACAATGGACGTCTGGAGGAAATGGGCAGCAATCCGGCGTGTGAGCTATGGCCAGGCTGGAATGGATGAGGTCTTAATTATTCATTTTGCTAAATAATATGTATACTGTACGGATATACAGTATCAATTTGCTAAACATAGAATAAAAAAGGAGGAGCCGTGACGGATTTTTTCTTTGAATCACTGGCTATACAGCGCATTGAGTTAGTTGCGCGCTTAGTCGCTAACGGACGTTGCAGCAGTGACGATCGGGAGTTGGCTTTATCATGGATTTCTGAGATGACTACCACTTTAGCCGCAGACGTTGACCGGCAGTTACAAAAACGCCCCCAGGACGGAGGCGTTAATTCAGGCAGCGGAGGCAGCGCCTTGCAATAAATCGAGCATCATTTGCCGTTGTTGGGGGTTCATGCTTTCAACAACGGTTTTTAGCAGCTTATCCCCGGTTTTGGCACTAGGGCTAAGGGTATGCGAAAAGGTCACATTCATTACAAAGGTATGGCCACACTCCACGTCACTACAGGCGCAATAGAGATCTGAAATCTGCCGGTGTTTACGGGCCGTTTTTCTGATAATCGCGTTAGCGCCGCATTCCGTGCATAAGACTTTCATCACGCGCATGTTTCTGGCTCCAAAAGTGGCAAACTTCTGGAATTTTAACGTTTTTCGGCTCATAACGCACCCGATTGTGACGTTTCATCGTTGAATTTCAGGTGTAGGTGCGCTGGCACATCGGGATCACTGTTGACGGCATCGGCCACCATGCGTTGAACGGGGATCACCTCATCCTTGCGGTAGGTTTCACGGGCTTTTTCCGGGTCGCCCAGGCCTGCCGTATTTCCTGGAATAATCCCCGCCAGGCCAGCCGGGAACCGGTGCGCCGCCAGAATATCCTGGGCACTGATGTTTTTCACGTTGGCAAATTCATCCTTTGCGCTGATGTCGCCGATCGGGATGAATTTAATCCCGTCCGGGTCACCTTTGGGGATATTCACAAACAGGGTGCTGAAATTGCCGATCCCCTTGCTTTGTTCCAGGCTTTGTACAATTTCATCTTCTACCTCTGTGCTCAAATTGGGGTCATTGGTGTAGATGATGCCGCCCGTGTGCGCGCCGTTGTGGTAGTAGCGGCGGCGAAAGATGGTGGCTTCACTGTTGAGCAACGCGGAGTGAATACCGCCGATGTAGTCCGGCAGCCCATAAACCTGTTGCTGCGGGTCGTACTGCTTCAAAAAAATCACATCCTCCGGTGCAAACACCAGAGGTTCACCGTTCTGCAGAACAACCAGGGAATCATCCTTGCGGCGGCGGGTATAGAGTGAGGGCAGCGGGGCCAGGGCGCAGACGTCGCCCCAACCGTTACGCACTTTCGCAATGGCCAGATCACCAAAGGTAAAATAGTCGAATACCCCGCCTTTCAGTTCCTGGTGTGTCAAACCGCCGCCCTGGTAATCCGCCGCCACCATGTTATGCCGGGCGTACAGCACGCCGCCGTGCTGGCCGTTGAGGTTAACCAACTGCGCCAGCGCCAGGCGGTCAATCGGCAGCGTGTAGTGGTCAAAGTCGTTGTCATACCAGATTTCCCGGTAATCGGTGCCGGTGGTGAGTACCGGTTCCGGTTTGCCCAGGGTGGCAATGCTCATTTTGCGCGCCGGGCCTGTAGCGGCGGCGCGTTGGTGGTTTGCCGCTGCACGGCGCTGGCGTTGTTTATTCTTTTTCATGCGGCTTTTCTCGTTTTCCATGTTGATTTGCGTTGGTTCTCAAAATTGAGCGGCTCGTTATCCACGGCGTGGGCGATGGCAAAAAATACGTCTGCGTGGCCTGTTTCCTGGGTGCGATCCGCAACAAAGGTCATGCTGTTACCTTTGGCGGTACTGGTGCGCCGGATGGCCAGGAAGCTGGCCGGGATTTCTTTTTGTTCGTTGTCCCATTCGATGCGCTGGCTTTCCACCACATCCACCATTTTCAACACCAGGCGCGTTTTGCTTTCCAGGCCGTAATGGATGGCCACGGCCTGGCGCATGGCAAAACCCTGCACCATTTCATACACGCCGCTGCCAATGCCGGTAATGTCGATCCCGATGTGCGTCATGTTGTAGCGTTCAAACAGTGCCTTTATCTGGTTGGCCTGGTGTTTCCAGTTCATCCCCTGCCAGTAGAACGTTGCCAGGACGCGGAAGCGTTCACCGTCATAGAGCGGCGGCGCGATAATCACAAAGGTGGAGGTGTCGCCGCTGCGCGCCGGGTCGAAGCCGGCCCACACTTCACGATTACCGAATGGGCGTGAGGCGGTGGGGTCATGGTCTTGCCAGAGCGACACCTCAACGCCGCAGCGTTCCAGCTCGTTGAAGCGGAAAACGCTGTCTCCGCTGTCCACAAACACGCACATATAGAGCATGCTGAATGTGTCGCGGTTGTACTTGTTGCGCAGTTTGTCGATGCTGGCCAGGTTGAACCCGCCGGCGATCGCATCCTCCATCGTGATGATGTAGCGCCATTGTTCATCTGGGCACAGCCGCCCGCCGTCGCGCAGCTCTTTGAACGACGGAAACTCCACCCTTTTGCGCTTGGCATCGCCGCGTTTCCATTCTTCCCCCGTCCAGAACGGGTAAGCCTGGTGCGTTTTACTGCTGGGCGTGGAAAAGTAAGTTGTGCGCCACCGGTCATGCGTGGCCATTGCGCTGGCCACCTCATTAAGCCGTGCAAAGTTCTGTATCCAAAAATACTCATCCACATACAGGTGGCCGCTGTAGGATTGCGCCGTGTTGGAGTTGGTGGAAAGAAAGCGCAGCTCCGCGCCGTTGCTTAAGCGGATAGGGTTGCCGGTCAGTGTTACGCCAAAATACTGCTCCGCGATGTTGACGATGTACGAGCGGAACACCTCCGCCTGTGGCCGTGATGCTGATAAGAAGATTTGCGGATCGCCGGTCATTACGGCGTTTTCGAGTGCTTCAAACGCAAAATACCAGGTTGCACCAATCTGCCGGCTTTTCAGGATGTTGCGGATTTGCTGGGTGATATTCAGGCGCAGGTGTTTTTGGTAGCCGAAAAGGTGCTCATCGGCGAACGCGTCAAAATCTTCCTGTGTTAACGCGGAAATATCATTTTTGCGGTATTTGCGCTTTTTCTTGCCCCCGTCCTGGTCACTGTCGCCGGCAGCGGAATATTCACCATTTCCCTGGGAAACGACGGCAGCAAGTTTTTCCGCATGTTTGGCTTGCTGAATACGCAGTTTGCAATGGTGTGCGATCAGGTTATCGAGTTCTTTTTGCTCCAGGTCTGTTTTGCCGTCGCGGTGGGTTAATACCTGAATACGGCGATTAATTGTCTCCTCAATACTTTCATGGCTGAGCATATCCGCCCAGCTCCATTTATCTGCCCAATAGTAAACAATCCGCCGGTTGGGCAGATTAAGTTCGGTGGCGATTTCTTTCGGCGTCCAATGTCTTAAATAGAGTGAACGCGCAACGCCAATAAGTTCGTCTGAATATTTAGCCATGTGCCAATTATGCAGGCTTTATTTTCGGTTAACGTTGAATATAAAACGGCTCTATTCGGTTAATAGCGCTTATCAGAATATATAAGATATTAAGGCCGTGCGGGGTGTGAATTAATTGGCGATACTGCACCTGTCGAAACAAACACGAAAGAGAAAGTGGGCTTTATGTCAGATTCGCAGTTAATGACGAATTGGATTTGTGTTTGCGCAGAAGGTAAGACAGTAGACGGGCGTGATATTAAAAGAGAGTGGATCACGGACGCCGCCGAACTTTATGACCCTCATTTATACACGGCGCTGTTATGGCCGGAGCACTCCCGTAATTACGGTAACCGGGGGCGGGTTTTAGAGTTGATGTGTCAGGAAGACGATGAAGGGGTGATGCGGCTGTATGCCAAGCTCTGCCCCAACCTCTCATTGATGCAGGCTAACGTGGACGGGCAGTTACTCTTTTGCTCCGCTGAATTTACGCCTGATGGCAATTTTCGCGGTACGGGTAAAAGTTACCTGGAAGGGCTGGGCGTTACTGATGAGCCGGCTAGCGTTTACACCGAACGGATGCGTTTTAGTAAGCGCAGTAAAAATAAAATTTATGGCGCATTAAAGCCGCTGGTTTTTGATGAAGTCAAAGAAATTAATGAGGAAGTGAAAATGTCAGGCAATAAAAAGAAAGGCTGGCGCAATATGTTCTCCATTGAGGATGAACAACCGCAGCCGGAAAATCCATCCGATGGCGATAAATTGCAGGCACTGGCGGAAGCCCTTGCGGCCTTTGAATCGCGCCTTGCCGCGTTGGAAGGTAAAACCGAAGAAACGGCCACCGCCGTGGAAGAAGTGCAGGAAGATGTGGAAACCGTAAAAGAAGTGGTGGACACCCAGGAATTTAAAACCCTGCGCGATAACATCACCGGTATCGTGAAAAACTTCAACAAGCTGGATAAGAAAATCACCAACTTGCCAAACCGTAATCCAAAAGGTGACGGGCGTAAGCCGTTTAACTATCTGTAATTCGGTTTGCGTTATTTCCCAGGGGAATCGTTAAATTTTATTCATCCGATGGATGAGGGGTAATTATGTTTTTAAATCAACGTGCGCGTGAGTTATTGCAGAAATACAGCGCAGGTTTGGCAGAAGCCTACGGCCAGGAAAATACCGAGCGTTATTTTTCACTGACCGATCCAAAAGAAACGGCGTTACGCGCCGCGCTGCTGGAGTCCGTGGATTTCCTGTCCATGATCACCTGCGCCGATGTTGACCAACTGACCGGTCAGGTGGTGAACGTGGGCAATCCGGGCATCTTTACCGGGCGTAAAGAAGGCGGGCGTTTTATCCGCAAAACCGGTGTCGATGGCCTGGAATACAAGCTATCGGAAACTGATTCCGGCGCGGCGCTGACCTGGGCCATGTTGTCTGTTTGGGCGAACGCCGGCGATGAGAACGAGTTTTTCCAGCGCATGCAGGAATTTACCAACCAATCCTTTGCCCTGGACATGTTGCGCATCGGCTTTAACGGTAAGTCCATTGCGAAAAGCACCGATCCGGAAGAGAACCCGAACGGTGAGGACGTCAATATTGGCTGGCAGGAGTTTGTGCGCGCCTATGACAAAAACCAGATCATCACCGATGCGGTGACTCTGGGGGCAGGTGGTGACTATGTGTCACTGGATGCGATGGCATCCGACCTGATCAACAGCAAAATCCCGGCGCAGTTCCGCAATGACCCGCGTTTAACCGTGTTGGTGGGCGCTGACCTGGTGGCGGCAGAACAACACCGCTTGTACCAGGCAGCCGATCGCCCAACGGAAAAAATCGCGGCGCAGATGCTGGGCACGTCCCTGGCCGGCCGTCCGGCGATTGTCCCGCCGTTCATGCCAGGCAAACGCATGATCGTAACGCCGCTTAGCAACCTGCACTGTTACACCCAACGTGGCACCCGCCAGCGTAAGGCGGAGTTTGTGGAAGACCGCAAGCAGTACGAGAACAAGTATCTGCGCAACGAAGGTTACGCCGTGGAATACCCGGAAATGTATGCCGCCTTTGACGAGTCCGCCGTAACTATCGGCAAGGTGGAAGCACCAAAAGGGGAGTAAAGCGCAATGTCACTTTCCCCCGCACAACGCCACACGGCCCGCATTCAGGCCGAGCGCAAACTCGAACACCGGCAGGCGTTGGCCGGTTGGGACAGCCTGCACCTCCAGGTGCAGGCAATGGAGCGGGATATTCGCCGGCTGCGGGAGTTGCCGCGCACCGCTGACCGCATCGCCATGAAACGCGATGAGTTGTTGCCGCGCTGGTTGCCAACGGTGGAAACGTACCTGGCGGAGGGGGAGGTTTACGCCAATCCCATTTTTGCCTGGTGTGTTATCTGGCTGTTTGATGTGGGGGATTTTGACAAGGCACTTGATTGGGCTGACCTGGCGATCGCCCAGCGCCAGCAAACACCGGACAGGCTAAAGCGCAGCTTTGCCGCGTTCGTGGCGGATACGGTGCTGGCCTGGTCAGAGGAAGAGGCCAGCCGGGGTAATAGCCTGGAGCCGTATTTTTCCCGCACCTTTGCCAACGTGCGGGACAACTGGCGGCTGCATGAGGAAATCAGCGCCAAGTGGTTCAAGTTTGCCGGGTTGATGCTGCTACTTGATGACAACGGCCAGCCGCTGGCCAGCGCCGTGAATGACGTGGCGACGCTGAACCAGGCGGATGAATTGTTAGCCCAGGCGCAGGCATTTAACCCCAAAGGGGCCGGCGTCAAAACGCAGCGGCAGAAAATTGCGGCCAGGCTGCGGGCGCTGGAAAAAGAATAAAAGACTACCGCAAGCCAAAGCGGGCGCGGTGGAGGCAAGGCACTACGGTGCGATGTGCTATGGAAACCGGTCTGCCCGCTTTTTTTCGGAGTAACAACGATGTTTAACGGCAAGGCCACGGATTACCAGGACGCCACGTTAACCAATAACGGATTTTGGCCGGATTTGAGTCTGGCGGATTTCCAGGAACGGCGCAGCATTCCGCCCGATATTGACGCGGACACCCTGGGCGCGGCCCTGGTGGCCAGCGTAGCGGAAATTAATCTCGACCTGGCCAAGCTGGCGGGCCAGCTACAGGCGAAAGGTTATACCCAGGCCAGCGCCGTGCCAGGGGTGAAGATTGGCGACAAAACCGCGCTGATCGCGCAGTACGAAAAAGCGGTATTCGCCAGGGCAAAGGCGGATTTGTTGGGGGAGTATTCGACGCAGTTTAGCCGGGCACCGAGTGCTGGCCAGGAAAACCCGGAAACACGCAGCCGGCTGCTGGCAGAAGCCGCCACGGTGCTGCGCAATATGAAGGGGGCGCGGCGTTCATCGGCGCGGCTGGTATGAGCAAGTTAGAGACGCTGACCGCGTTTCTCCAGGCCAATTTGCCGCCGCGTGTGGCTAACCTGGAATTTAACAGTGACATGGAAGAAGTGAGCTTTATCAATGCGCAGCGGGATTTGGGGCTGAACCAGTACCAAATGGCGGTGATGCAGTATGAAGCGGTGTTGTCCTGGGGGCGTTTCCCTTATCGCCAATTTGACCCGCGCAACCTGTGCGCGCTGTTGTTGGCCTGGCTGATTGAGAACGCCGATGAAGGGTTGATTGAGCAAGGGTTCGAGCAGTCGTGGCCGGAGCTGGCGATCGTGGTCACGGACGATAAAACCGCGTTGGTTGAGGTGGTTATCAAGATGGCGGAGCCGCTGACGCTGATCCAGGACAAACAGGGGGTTATCCCCTTTGACGGGAAGCGCTGGCAGTTGGCAGACCCCGAAATCTGGTGGGCGTTGGAAGGGCATGTTTATGGCGTTGGCAGCACCGGCGCGCCAATCGGTAAAACGCCGTGATCATCAATGGCGAACTGAGCCGCACCCAATTGCGGGAAATGCGCAAAGAGCTGGCCAAGCTGGAGTTACCCAAGGCCAAGCGCCAGCGCCTGTTATGGCGCATGGCCAAGTACGGCGTAATTGTCGCAGCTAAACGCAATGTGCGTAATCAGCAACAGCCGGATGGTACCCCCTGGGAAGGGCGTAAAACCCGGCGACGGGGCAAGATGCTGCGCAATATGCCCAATCTGCTGCACATCCGTGAAATGCCAGAGCAGGAGGCCGTGAGGCTTTATCTCCAGGGCGGCGGATACCGCAACGGCAACAAAGACGTGCCGGCGGGCGTGGTGGGGTTTGCGCAATCGGCAGGTATGAACGTTTCCGTTAAGCGGGAACAGGTGGCCGGCAAGAAAAGCACCACCGAGCGGCAAGCCACGCTGCGCCAGGCTAAAAAGCTGCGCGCGTTGGGTTACCAGGTGAAGCGCGGCAAGCGCTGGCGTAAGCCACCGCTCAAGGAAATTGTAGGAAATATGTCATTCGCGCAGGCCGGCTTGCTGATCCGCAAGTTGAGCGGCAAGGCGGCCAAAACGGCCTGGACGGTCGATTTACCGTCCCGCCCGTTCCTGGGCATGAGTGACGCGGACTTTAACAAGGCGTTAGCGCGTCAACTCCAGGCCATTGGGTTTGGCTGGAATGTGAAAGCGCAGGATATGAAGGGGAAACTATGAGTTGGCCAATTATTCAGGTTAACCAGGTAAACCGGCACCAGGGCGAAACCAAAGAGATTGAGCGCGTATTGCTGTTTGTCGGTGCCGGCAAAACCAACATTGGCAAAACGTTGCCGGTGAATACGCAAACTGATTTGGACGTGCTGTTAGGCGCGGGGGATTCGGTACTAAAGAGCAACCTCAAAGCCGCCATGTTGAACGCGGGGCAAAACTGGTTTGCTTATGTGCATGTGCTAGCGGAAGCCGATGCCGCCAAGAACTGGCCGGCGGCGGTGTTGTCCGCGCAGCGTGTGGCGAGTGTTGAGGGCATCGTTAACCTGGTGCCGGCTACGCTCGATGTGGTGAAACAGGCGCAAAGCCTGCGGGCGGAGATTATCGCCAAGTTTGGCCGCTGGCAGTGGTTCATTCTGTCGGTGGAGGCGCTGCAAAAGGGGGAAGTGTGGGCGGAGTATGTGGGCCGCATCAATGACCTGCAAAAGGGCGTAGCGGAGCCGGCGATCCAATTGGTGCCGCGCCTGTGGGGTAATGAGCCGGGTGTGTTGGCGGGCCGCTTGTGTAACCGCGCGGTGACGATTGCCGATAGTCCGGCCCGTGTGGCCACCGGGGCATTAGTCGAAATGGGCAGTACGGCCACGCCGGTGGATGGTTCCGGTGAGGTGCTGGAGCTGGCGACGCTCCAGGCGTTGGAGGCAAACCGTTTTAGTGTGCCGATGTGGTATCCCGATTACGACGGCCTGTATTGGTCAGACGGGCGCACTCTGGATGTGGAAGGCGGCGATTTCCAGGCGGTGGAAAGCCTGCGGGTAGTGGATAAGGCGGCGCGGCGTGTGCGGCTGCTGGCGATTCCTAAGATTGCCGATCGGTCATTGAACAGCACCCCGACCAGTATCGCGGCGCATCAGCAGTATTTTGCCAGGACGCTGCGGGAAATGGCGCGCAGTACGCAGATTAACGGCGTGACGTTCCCCGGTGAAGTCAAAGCGCCGCTGGATGGGGATGTACAGATTACCTGGCGCACCTCCACCAAAGTGGAAATTTATCTGGTGATCCGTACCTATGAATGCCCGAAAGGCATCACGGTTAGCCTGATGTTGGATAACTCGCTGGAGGGCGCAGCATGACCAAAAGGATTTCTGGCCAGTCGGTTGATTTCAATATGGACGGTGATTTAGTCCATGCGGAAAAAGTGAGCCTGAGCATTACCGACAACACCGCCGCAGCGCAAACCCAGGGGGTGCCCGATGGTTGGGTTGCGGGTGACGTGGCCGCTGAGGGGGAAATGGAGCTAAGTACCAAATCCCTGGCCCAGGTGACCGCCAAGGCGCGGGCCGCCGGCAGTTGGCGCGGTATCCCGCCAATTGATCTGATGTGGTACGCCAAGGCCGGCGGGGAAGAGCTGAAAGTCGAGGCATTCGGCTGCAAGTTGATTCTGAGTGACATTCTTGATGTTGACCCAAAGGGCGGCAGCATCATGACGCACAAGATTAAGTTTGTGGTGACCGACGCCGACTTTGTACGCCTGGGCGGCATTCCTTACCTGGAATCTGAATTAACGCAGAACCTGATCGGGTAAGGGTGCCAGATGCAAGAGCATGAAAAAACGTTCTGGAGCCTGTTGTTATTGGGCGCGTTAATTGCTGTTGGCAAGGTGTTAAGCAGTGATGAGCCGATCACGCCGCGCTTGTTTATCGGCCGGGTGATCCTGGGAACGGGCACGGCGATGGTGGCGGGGGCGGCACTGATTTGGGTGCCAGGCTTACCCACCATTGGCGTGGTGGGACTGGGGGCCGCCCTAGGCATTATTGGTCACCAGGTTGTTGAGCTGTGGCTTAAGCGTAAGGGCAGCAACCTGTTAGCGGGGAAGATGAAAGATGATGTTAAGTGAAAAACAGCAGTTGTTTACCGCTTTGATTGGCCAGTTGATCACCTGGGCAGGCGATCACGGTTACCGGCTGACGTTCGGCGAAGCTTATCGCACGCCAGAGCAGGCCGCCCGCAACGCCAAAACCGGCGCGGGTATCGCCAACAGCCTGCACACGCAGCGCTTGGCGGTGGATTTCAATCTGTTTATTAACGGTGAGTACCAGACCAACACCGAGGCGTATTTACCGTTGGGTGAATATTGGGAAAGCCTGGGCGGTGCCTGGGGTGGACGTTTTAAGAGTCGCCCGGACGGTAACCACTTTAGCCTGGAGCATAACGGGGTGCGCTGATGGGTAAGGGGGCGTGGTTGGGGCTGCTGGCCCTGGCTGCCAGCTTTGCCGGCGGTTGGCAGGCTAGCGAGTGGCACCGGGATAGCCTGGCGCTGGCCATTGACCAGGCCGCCCAGCGGGCCGGTGAAGTCTCCCGCCAGGCGTCGGAAGCGGTGGCCAGTCATTCTGCCAGGCAGTTGGAAAACAAAATAGAGGCGTTGCGTGATGCTCAACCGAAAGAGATCCGCACCGAAGTGGTTAAGCCGGTATTTACTAACGTGTGCGTGTCTGACGAATTTATCCGGCTGTATAACGACGCCGCCGATAAAGCCGAACGTGCCATTTCAGGAAAGTTTACTCGTTAAATGCCCGGAACAATTACCCAGGGTAAACGGGGTAACCGGAAAAGACCTTAGCGAGCCGTTATTAACGTATTTAGATATTTATCCGCTGTGCGCCGCACGGCATAACCAATTAGTTGATGAAATTAACCAGCGTAAGGAATTAAAGCAATGAGCAAAGAAGAAACCAAAGTTATCTTGACTGTCCAGGGCAAAGACTTGGCCTTTGAGCCAAACACTACAGCCTATAACAGCCTGATTAATGATATGGCG